CGGGATACCTGCCATCTTGAAACCCTCATGTACGGCCCCTCGACGCTTGCCCGCGGGCTCTCTTGGCCCTCGCCTTCGCAAGGAATGCTGCTGCTACTGCCTCGCGTGAGTCGGGGTTCGCTTCGAGATAAGCCATTGCGGCATCGGTTTCAGACCGTTGCGCCTCCCCGGTATCGCGTGGCGATCCGGAACGTACTCGTCTGGGTTTCGCTGCCAATTTTCTGCGGACTGCTGGTGCGGTCTTCCTTGTCGCTCGGTCGTATTCTCGCGCTTTCCACGCGAGAGTGACGTAGCGGTGGTCGTCGACCAGATCCCACTCCTCCGGACGGAGCTCACCCCCGTCCGAGGCCAACACGTAGCGAGTCAGTGCATCGTACTCGCGATCGAAATTCTGCTTGAACACTGGGAGCTTCGCGGCGAGCGCAGCCCGCTCGCGCGGGACGTTGGCAGCTCGCTGCTCGTCAACCCGGCGGGCGGCCTCTGCCTCCGCCTGGCGCTTGGCCTCTCCGGCCCGCTGTATCACGGCCTGCTTGCTACGCATGTCTTCCATGCGCGCCGCGTACTCGCCGGGGTCCGTCATTCGCAGCCGCTCCATCACCTGGGGGTCCGGCATCACTGTCCGGAGGTGCGCCTCGAGCTGCTGGGCCAGCTGCGCGTTGTTCTGAATCTGGTTCTCGAATGCCTGGTAGGCCTCGTTGACCTTCGTCTCGAATAGCCGGCGCTGCTCCCCGAGCTCCTGCGTCTTGGCCGTGTAGTCGGTCTGCCGCATGTAGCCGTCCTGGAGATCCTGGAAGCTGACCTCCTGGGCGTTCGCGAGCGTGATCCGGGTGTCCAGGGGAATATCTGGGCCCTCGGGTGCGACCGGGGGCTCGTCGTCTACGTCATCAGCCGGCGGGTCGACCGGAGGGTCGGCCAGAGGGTCGATCGGCTCTCCTGAGCGATCCTCGAGGTCGGCCGGCGGATCGGAGTCCATGATCGACTGCAGGTGGGTCTCGAGGCCGTCGGGAACTCGATCGGCCGGCTTCTCTTCGGGGAGGCCGGCGGCCTTGCGCTTCTCGGCTCGCTTCGCCTCCGCGAGCTTGAAGAAACCCTCCGCGGCGTCGTCCATTCCTTCGGTGGGGCTGTGGTGGCGAATAAAGCTGGGCTTATCGGGCACTGGACCCTCTGTGGGGGGATCTGGTGCTTCAAGCGGCGATTCTCACCGATTTTCAGCCATTTGCAACCTCTTCCTGCTCCGCGTCGAACGCGATGCGCGCTTTTCGAGCTCGATCGAGGTACGCGACGACCGATTCCTTCCGCTTTTTGCGCTCGCTGAGCTTGTCGCGCTGCTTTAGGGCCGCATCTGTTGCATTTCGCCCCATCGTGATCACGGCCAGCAGGTAGGCGACGAACTCCTCCACCGCCCCCGCCCGGAGGCGCGCGTTCCACGCCTCATCGGGCGTTGAGGCGGCGCTGAAGCTGCCCATTGCCCACTCCTGCGTCGCGTTGACCGCATCCTGGAGCACGGGGCTGCTCGAGATCCGGATGGCCTCCTGACCGCGCTGCTCGGGTGTCCGCTCAGCCATCAGGCCCCCTTGCCCTTGGCGCGGGAGGCCTTCCGAGCCGGCCTCTTCGCGGCGACCTTCGACGTCTGCGCCGACTTCTTGGCGTCGCGAGCGGCCTTCCGATCTTTCTGCCCCTGCACGCGCGCAGCGGCCTTCGGATTCTTCTTGTCGACCGCGGCGTGCCCGGCGTCGACCTTCGCGCGCCGGGTGTCGATCTTGGCCTGGCGCTCAGCTGTCCGACCCTTGCCACCGCGCGACTTCGCGGCCTGGGCGTCGACCCGCGCTCTCCGCGTGTCCTTGTTGGCGCGAGTCACGTTGGTGTTGTTCTTCTTGCCGATCAGCCCGCCCGACAGCACCTTGGCGGCACCCTTCGCGGCGCTCACCTGGGCACCGGCCACCGCCGACGCGGCCTTGCCGGGATTCGTGACGAACTTCCCCACGGCCTTCGCGCCTTGCACCATACCCTTTGCCACCTGCTTGTGTGCCCCAAGCACTGCTTTGCCGGCACCCATTGCTGCTCTCACTGCTGTTCTCGGTTTCGCGATCATGTCAATATCTCCTATACGGCCCCTGCGGGCTCGGGTTGAGGTGCTGCTTCCGGTAGTGGCTGCGGCGGTGCTTCGGGCGGCGGAATCGTCCAGTTAAGGTCGGGCTCTGCCGGGTATCCCTCTGATCGCAGCTTCTGAATCTTGGCCTCGTGATCGAGCTCCATCTTCTTGATCTCGAACATCAGCTTGTCGCGCTCGAGCTCGACGCCCTGCCGCTCGAGCTCCACCCGCATGAACTCCACCTCGGACGCGGCCTTCACCGCCTCCGCGGCCGGATCGGGAATCGGCTCGGGCGGGTCGACCGTCAAGGGATCCGTGAAGTACTGCTCGGGCGATCGGAACCCGAGAGCCTCGACCAGGTCGCTCACGGTGTTGAAGACGTTGCTCGGTGTCACCATGTGAGTGAGCCCGACCTCGTGGAGCGCCTTCTGAACCTCGCCGATGGTCTGCAGGTTCATCGACTTCTCCATCTTCGAGCCGTGCCCAAGGCCGACGGTGACATGACAATCGACCTCGGTCGCCCACGCAGTCGGATCGACGTGGACGTACTCACCGCGCAGCCGAATCGTCATACCCTTCGTGTCGTGCTGCATCAGCAGCATGTAGATCTTCTCGAAGAGCCGCTTCACTCCGGTGTCAGCGAAGATTCGCGCGTACATCGTGATCCGCGTAGCCGCCGCCGAGCTCTGCACCATCGTCCCGTAGACGTGCTTGCTGATCGAGTCGGGGTTGATGCCCATCGCGTCGGGCGAGATCCCCGTGCGGCCCTCGCGCATCTTGCTGTGCGCCTCGAAGGCCGGGAGGATGTCCGCCGCGTTGCTCTTCGTCTCGAAGGGTCGCACCGCGTTCGGCTCGTACTCTTCGATGTAGCCGCCGGCCACGGCGTCGAGCAGCTGCCCGAGGTTGACCATCGGCGTCGCCGCCTCGCCCGTGCCTCGAGAGAGAACGACGCTGCGCGGGTCCGTCGCCAGGTAGAGGCAGTCCAGGAACTGCCGCCAGAGGGTGGTGTTGATGTCCTGCAGGTCGCCGGCCGTGTCTGCCAGCGAGAGGCCGTAGAAACGGTGTGGAACCGGGATCGGCGTAACCGACACAAACGGGTGACCGTTGCACGGTTCGGCATGGAGGATGGTCTGAGCGTAGTCCCCCCCGGTGACTACCTTCCACCACTCACTGATGCCATCGCCGTCCCGGTCCACGAGACAGTAGGCCTCGGTGCTGTAGACCGTTCGTTCGGAGTCCTTGCGATCGCCAAACTGCAGCGGGAACGAGTCGTCCTGGCTTGCCCTCACGATCGCGTCCTGGTCGGTGCTGTAGACGCCGTGTGCGCTCGGGATCTTCTTGACGAGCTCGGCGTCGTACCCGAGCGCGATCAGGTTGCTCTCGGTCGTCCGCGTTCGATGGCCGAGGAACCTGCAGCTGGGGTCGTCGATGCCCTTCGCGTCGCGGTTGATGACGAAGTCCTCGGGCGGGACGTTCTCGAGCGCGATCTTGCCGGCCCGCTTGTAGCGCACGCCCTCGATGTCGTACCGGACCCGCATCGGGTCGTGGTTCTCGGGCAGCAGACTCTCTGCGTTGAGCACCTCGCGCTCGCCGGTCCTCTGGTTGATGTGCCAGGCCTCGACCGAGCGGATCTCGTAGTCCTCGTCGTCGAAGATCGCCTCGAGCTCGGTGAGCGGCTTGCCATCGTAGTTCTCGAACGTGACGGCCGCCGAGTCCTCGTACCAGACCTTCACGATCCCGTTCTTCTGGATCAGCGCGTCCTTGAACATGGTATAGAGAACCATGAAACCGTCTTCGCGGCTGAAGACGTGGTTGACCATCTCGGTCGCTTGTTCGGACGAATCGATGTCGTCGTCGCCCTTCGGGATGAACCGCACAACGCGCGGGCCGGAGCAGAAGATCTCCATCAGCGAGGGGAGCAGCCACTCCACCTGCTCGAACACGTCACGCGCCACCACCTGGCTGCGGCCTTCGCGCTCGTCGCCTCGAGGGTTGCCGAAGTACTGCCGCATCGAGTGGCGCCGCGCCTCTGACAGGCGCGTGCCCGTCCACCCCAGGCCAGAGTCGAGCTCGCGCTGGATGATGCCCAGCAGCTCTCTGTCCGAGATCGCCATCTCGCCCTCGGCCACCGGCTCGGGCGGTCGGTCCTCGGGATAGTCCTCGGTGGTGGGGAGCTCCTCGAAGCCTTCGATCGAGGGGAACTGCACGCCCTCGTCGTCGGGAGACCCGGCCCCTACTCGATAGTCATCTGCCATGCCAGCCATGCCGTTCTCCCCCTCACGTCACCCAGCGCGTGTTAGGCCGCGGTCTGCGGACGTTTGAAATCTGGCGCACGCCAAGTGCGAAGTAGCGGAACGCATCTGCGCCGTGCGATGACCAGTGATCATGTCGGGGGATGTCTGTTAGTTCACCTGTCGAGCGGTTGCGCTTGCGGCTGTAGTTGTCGAGACACGCGATCCCATCTCCCGCGTTCTCTTCGTCGAAATAGCAGAGCGGCAGGATGCGGCGGACGGCGTCGATGCCCTCCGCGAGCTCGCTGCCGAGCCTCACTACAACCTTCTCGAGGATCCGGAATGTGATGCCGAGCTCCTGCGCCACGGTGGTGCGCTGCACTCCGGGCGTCCACTCGCGGACCTTCATGTCGTGCGGCGCGATGTGCTCGCGGTACACGTACGGCTTCTGCTGCAGGATCTTCGCGTAGTGCGGCAGGCCCTGGCCGGTGGCCTCGTAGTAGTCGATCATGTGTATGCGCTGGCCGACCTGCTGGTAGAACCAGATCGCGGTCGCGTCCTTCATCCCGATGTCCCAGGCCGTGCCTACCGGGTACTTCGGATCCCATGGGAACGTGCCGACCCGCCCTTCGGTGCGCGCCTTCGCCATCAGCTCGCCGTAGTAGGCACCCTCCACCACCTTGGGGAACTCGCCGAGGATCCGGCTCTGCCAGGCGTTGGAGTCGACGCCCCAGAGCTCGAGGCGCTCGGCGACCCAGTCCGGTGTGATCAGCTCGGGGTGAGGCATCGGCGCGCCGCCGACCTTGCGCTCCCACTCCCCGCTGACCATGTCGGCCTCGGTGATCCCGAAGGTGAGGAAGTTAGGCGTGTCCCACGCGGAGATCGGAATGGTGTTGACCTTGCTCGAGTTGCAGTCGCGCTCGAAGCTACACCCGCTGATGACGGGGTTGCCGATAAGCAGTTTGCGTGCATGGCCCCCGGCCAGGAGCGAGTCGATCTGATCCATTAAAGCCTTCGAGATCCCGGAGGCCTCATCCACGACGACCAAAATGTGTGGCGCGTGGAATCCTTGGAATCGTGACTCGTCCCAGTCGGGGGCGGTGAAGCCCCAGATCCAGTGGTCGGCATCGAACTTGAGCATCATCGCAGTGGCTTCGCCACCGATCGGATACTTCGAGCTCTTCGCCGCGCGGTGGATCTCGCCCCAGAGTACACCCTTGACCTGGCGCTCGGTGGGCGCGGTGGTGATGACCTTGGAGCCGAGGAAGGTGGACCCGAACCAAAGCGCGATCCGCCCAGCTGTCCATGACTTCCCACTCGAGTGACACGAGGGAACGGCCGTCACGCGGTTGTCGCGCACCGACTCCATGATCTTGATCTGTGTATCCCATGCGTCGTCGCCTAGCACCTCGCGGACGTAGAACGCAGGGTCGTCCCGACATCGATCGAAGATGACCTCGTCGTTCGAGGCGATGGTGGCCGCGGATGTCACGGCTACTCGATTGGCGGCGCGTTACCGCCATCGTTTGCCGGCGTGGGATCATCGTCCGGCATCTCTTCCTCCGGCTCCTCTTCCTCCGGCTCCTGCTCGAGCTCGGGCGGATCGCAGAGAGGCTTGAGGTGCTGGAGAGCCTGTAGCTGCGATGAGGCGTTTCTGCCGGAGTGGACGATCCCCCGAACCCTGGCACCGAGCTCCTCGTTGCTGAGCTTCGGGTCGACAGTCTCTTGGTCGTCGCGTTCTTCTTCTGCCATGGCTCCCTACCGGCGCCGCGGCTGCACTTGCCGCGGTCCGCTCATCTGCTTGGGCATCTTCCCCAAGTCGGTGTTCAACGGCGTATGCGTGATCGGGCTCGAGCTCATCTGCTTGGGCATCTTCGATCGCGGCACGTCTAGTCGCTGCACCTCGCCGCCATTCGGGTGCGGCTCCTTCCGTCGCGCACCACCTGGTCGCGCCGTCTGCTTGTCGCCTTGCTGGGTCGGAAAGTCGCTGTAGCTGCCTCGCATGTCTCACCTCCGTGTTGCAATGAACCTACGTCAATAGGCCCGTTGTGACCATCATCTCGAACTCTTTCTCCAAGCGCGCCCGATTCTCAGCGAGCCAGGGGGCGCCGTGCTCGTCCTCGAGCTCGCCCTCCCAGCGTCGCTTCATGTCGCGCAGCGTCTCGCCTTCGCCGTTGTCGTAGTCCCAGTTGATGATCACATCGCCGTTCTCACCCTCGCGCCAGGGCATCTCGGCATCGGTCATCTCGGGCTGCTCGCTCCCAAAGATCAGCGGGTCCATGCTCACTTGTTCAGCCCCCCGCGCTTCTTCTTGCCGCGTGGCTTGCGGATCACGGCATCGGATGCGTCACCAGGCGGGCCCGTGTACTCCATGCCCACGACATCGGGCCGACCGTCGCGCTCGAGGTTCCAGTTGTCGGGCGCGTAGGCATCATCCCAGCCCATCCGCTCGGTCTCTGTGAATCCGTTCTTGCGGTAGAGCTTGATCAGGAACCCATCGAACGCATCGAGCGATCGCGCGCCCTGCACCTTCGCGTGCGAGAGCATCATGTCCCCGGTGCCCTTGCGTCGCGACATGTTGAAGACGTGCCGGACGTCACCGCCTCGTGTAATCGCGTAGCCGGCCTGCGCGTCGTGGCTCAGGAACGTGACCGCCATGTCGTTGATCAGGCTCTCCTCCGTAGCCGAGGAGAGGAACGCGCCGTACTTGCCCTTCTGGGCCCTATTGAGCTGCTCGACAAAGTCCTTCGCCGGGGCGGGGCTCACGACGTACGCCTTCGAGCTCGAGATCATCGGCATCCGCACCGAGCCGGCCGGGAGCTCGCCCTTCGCCCAGCGGCTGAAGAACTCGGAGTCCGACAGGCCCATGCGTTGCGCGGCCTTGCCGATCTCGTCATTGAAGATGTCCATCAGGCCTCGAGGATCTCGGATCCCCGTCTCCTCGGCGCCACCTACCCACTGCGCGGCCATCGAAGGAGTCGGGTCGAGTCCGTACTCGGGCCCGAGGATCTCCTGGTGCATCCTCTCGATCGATCGACGCTGGTAAGGGTCAGGCTTCTTAGTGTCGTAGAACTGCCGACCCATGTGCATGTCCGGAGGGACGTTCTGATAGTTTCCGTATGCAGCCTCGCTCATACGCCTCGTCTTGAACTGTCCCACCGGGTCCATCGCTTCCATCACGTTGTCGCCCGTGCGCTCGAGCTCCTCGATTCGCTCGAGGCCGGGCAGCATGCCGCCGTAGTAACGGGTGTGGCCCATGGGCTTCCAGGGCAACGGGCCTTCGCCCATCGCCTCGAGTGTGCCGATCGGGAGGCCGGCATTCGCCCCGTGCTGGGCCCAGAGTGTTCGCGCGACCTCTTCGGGAACCGTCGATCCGCTCGAGGTTGGACCGAGCCTCGCAGCCGTGCCCTTGAACCTCATGCCGCCGACCTCTTCGCCGAGCTCGTCGACCATGCCCTCGCGAAGCGGAGAGATGTTGAACCAGGACTCGCCTTCCGGGATGGCCTTCTCGATGTTCGCTCGAGCTCGAGGTAGCCGCGACTCCGCCTGGGCGTCCGCGGCTTCCTGCGCGATCCGCTGCGCTTCGGGCACCGTGCGCCCGGTCTCGCGCGCCACCCGCGCTTGCAGTCCGTACTTCGGGATGTCCCGGAGGCCGGTGGTCCGGAACAGCCGGCCACGACCTGGTCGTACCAGACCGCCGGCCATCGCCATGGCGCCGCCTTCGTCGTCTTCCGAGGCCCCGGCGGCAACGAGGAGCGGGAGCAGCTTGTTGGCGAGCTCGTCGTCGCCATCTTCACGAGCTCGCTCGAAGAAGCGCAGCAGATTCTCGGCCTGCGCGTTCCGCATCTCGCGCTCGGTCATCTCGGAGGGCTCGCTCGGATCCCGCGGAGTGCTGGGGTCGGGTTCGCCCTGCCGCAGTAGCGACCCGCCATCGTTCGAGATCCGGTAGCCGTGCTGCTCGGCCAGGGCGCGGGCTTCGTCATAGGCGCCGGCATCCATCAGGTCGGACACCTCGTCAGCGATCGGCGTTGCTGCCTCCCAGGGATCCTCGCCCAGTCGCGCTCTCGCCTCGCCCACCGTCTCCGCTTGCAGCATGGGTGCTTCCCCAGGCCCGCCACGCGCAGCGATCTCGTCGAGCTCTGCCACCGTGTAGTGGCCGACCCCGCTCGAGGTGCGAAGTCCGCGCCGACTGGTCTGCCCCTGGAAGTTGATGTCGAACTCGTACTGTCGCGCCAGTGCGTAGGCCTCGTCGAAGTCGAGGTGGTCGAGGTGGTCGTCGATGCGCTGCTGCACCTCGTTGAGGTCGGTGTCCCGCACCGCGTCGAACTGGGTCTCGTCGATGCCGCGGTTCGCCTCGAGATACTCGCGGTGCATCTGCTCGAATGTGGTGTCGGCCTCGAGGCTGGCCGGCGGCTGGGCTCTTTCCGG